CATAGCGCGCAGGACGTTTTACAACTGGCTCGATGCCGACGAAGAATTGGGTTCACGCTTCGCCCGCGCGCGCGCAATCGGCTTCGATGCTATCGCCGAGGAAGCTCTTGAGATCGCTGACACGCCCGAGGTCGGGGAGATCGTCACCGAAAAGCCCCTCATGGTGGACGGTAAGCAGCTCGGCAATGCAGTCATTCGGGAGATTAAGACCGACGATATGCTCGGTCATCGTAAGCTGAAGGTCGACACTCGCCTCAAACTCCTCGCGAAGTGGGACCCCAAGCGCTACGGCGAGCGCACGACCATCGCCGGCGATCCCGACGCCCCCTTGGCCCCTGCCGCTGACGTATCGGCCCAGGCCACCCTCCTCGCCACGATCCTCGACGCCGCCCGCCAGCGCAGGGACAATGACGGGAGCGATTTGGCGTGATCTCCCGAACCGTCCCCGAGCGTCGCCGCAAGCGTCTGATGGCTCGCTTCCGGCCAATCGTCGACGGGCTGTTCGACCAGACCAGGGCCAAGGCCGAGCAAGTCGAGGAACAATTTCGTGAGCGCGACTGGTCGGCAGGCGGCTCATGGTCGCGTTCCCACCCCTTTAGCCTCGAGGTCGAAATGGTCGAATCGATGAGCGGCAATCCCCTGAGCATTCTCGGCCGGGCGATCGATAGCGTTCATCGCCGCGAGATGATGAGCGTCGCGCTGGTCGGCATCGACAGCGACGGCGTGATCCACACCGCCTGGTCCGACGGCGATCACGAGATGATGAGCAAGGCCGCGGGCTTCCTGAGCAAAGACCTTGAGCGCGCTTCCGGCGTTTGACGCCGACGAGATCGCCGGGCTCCTGCCCTATCTGACGCCGCAGGAGAAGCGCACGGTCGACGCGATCGTCGCCGACTGGAACCGCATTCCTTGGCGCCCGCACCCGCAGAACGAACCGCAGCGCATGGCCTACGAGAGCACCGCCGATATCGTCGGCTATGGCGGTGCTGCCGGAGGCGGCAAGACCGACCTCGCCTGCGGCAAGTCGATCACCCGCCACCAGAAAGTCATGATCCTTCGCCGCGTCGGCGCCGAGCTGACCGGCGTCACCGACCGGCTCGAGGATCTGATCGGCAACAAGAACGGCTACAACGGGCAGCAGAATATCTGGCGCACCAAGCGCTACGATGGGGTCAAGCTGCAAATCGAGTTCGGCGGCATCCCCAATCTTGGCGACGAGAGGAAGTTTCAGGGCCGCCCGCACGATCTCCTGGTGTTCGACGAGGCCGCCAACTTCCTCGAAGCGCAAGTCCGCTTCCTGATGGGTTGGGTGCGCTCGGTCGACCCCAACCAGCGCTGCCAGACCTTGATGTGCTTCAACCCGCCGACCGACAGTGACGGCCAGTGGATCGTCAGTTTCTTCGCGCCCTGGCTCGACAAGAAGCACCCGCTCTATCCGACGCCGCCCGGCGAGATCCGCATTGCCGCGATGATCCCCGACGAGCGCGGCGGGTCCAAGGACGTATGGCTCGATCGGCTCGACCCGTTCGTGCTGGTCGATGGCGAGATTACCTACGACTTCGACCGCAAGGACTACGAGCATCGCAAGGAAGAAATCATCACGCCCAAGACGCGGACGTTCATCCCCGCCAAGGTCACTGACAACCCCTATCTCTACGGAACCGGCTACATGGCACAGCTTCAGGCGCTACCCGAGCCGCTTCGCTCGCAGATGCTGAAAGGCGACTTCCTCGCCGGCATGACGGCCGATCCCTGGCAGGTCATCCCGACGCTGTGGATCGAGATTGCGCAGGCCCGGTGGAAGCATAAGGACGTCAAGCCTGAGATGGATTCGATGGGCGTCGATGTCGCCCGCGGCGGCAAGGATTGCACGACCATCGCCCGCCGACACGGCAACTGGTTCGACGAGATGCTGAGCTACCCCGGCACGCAGACGCCCGACGGGCCAACGGTAGCGGGCCTGGTCATCGCCGGCTTACGCGATTCAGCGCCCATCCACATCGACGTCATCGGCGTCGGCGCGTCGCCTTACGATTTCCTGCGCACGGCCAAGCAGCAGGTGATCGGGGTCAACGTCGCCGAGAAGTCCCTGGGCCACGACAAGAGCGGACGGCTGTCGTTCAGCAACCTGCGCAGCGAGCTCTGGTGGCGAATGCGTGAATGGCTCGACCCGTCGAACAACACCGGCGCCGCACTGCCCGACGACGGCGAGCTATTGGCTGACCTCTCGGCGCCCAAGTGGTCGTTGAAAGGCCCGATCATCTACGTCGAGAGCCGCGAGGAGATCATCGACCGCATCGGCCGCTCGCCCGACAAGGCGAGTGCTGTTATCCTCGCCCTCATTGAGACGCCCAAGCTTGCGCTGCTCGAGAAGCTTCACGGCACAGGAGGATCGAAACGTGACTACGACCCCTACGCCTGACCCTAGCGGCAGGGCATTGTGGCGACGTCCAGATGGTCAGTTAATGGCGCACGATAAGCAGTGTCTCGAAATGCACCGAACCGGGGGTCAATGCGAAGGATTGCAGCCGACGGGTGCCGAGGAAGCACGTTGGCTGCAATATGAAGCGCGATTGAGAGCGCCCTATGCCTGACCCCCTCCTCGTCAGCCACAAGGGCAAGCTCGTGCAGCTGCACGCCGACGGGCGCAAGGTCGACTACGAAACCGGCGCGCCGGTCAAGGATGAGCCCGACAAGCCGAGGCCGGAAGCACCGAAGCGCTGGCACGACCCCTACGGCTGAACCGCACGCTTAGTCGCCGCGCCGGCCAGCATTATGCCTGCAGCGATTCGGACTTGAGCGTTTCCCCTTCGCTTCGCTGAGTCGTCAGGGGCGGCGGTTTCCCCCTGTTACGCCGCCCCGCTACCCTCTCGGGTAGAGCGAGCAGCGCGAGCACCCACCACCGCACGCTTGCCCGAAGCCCCACACCCTATCCTGCCAAGACGGCATGAAAGGGCCTCCTGTCCATGTGCGGACCACTCGCTTTACCTATCGCCATCGTTGCGGGCGCGGGCCTCGCGGCCGGGGCGAGCGTGTACTCGGCGAACAAGGCGACGAAGTCGCAGAAGGAGGCGATGAAGTCAGCCGAGGCCCAGGCGACCAAGCAGGCTGCGGACGACAAGGCCGCCAACGAACGGCTCATCAACAGCGCCAACCGCAAGCGCTCGGACTTCGCGGGGATGCTCGCCTCGAACCTGATGGCGGGACAAGGCGGCGTTGGCTCGACGATGCTGACGGGACCGGGTGGCTCGACACCGAACAATAGCCTGCTCGGCCGCGCCACGTTGCTCGGAGGCTGACCGCGTTGGCCTACGACAAGCATGAGATGTGCACCCGATGGGAACAGCTCAAGACCGAGCGCTCGTCGTGGATGCCGCACTGGACCGAGCTGTCGCGCTACCTGCAGCCACGCCTCGGGCGCTTCTTCGTCACCGACCGCAACCGCGGCGACAAGCGCCACAACGCGATTTACGACAGCACCGGCAGCCGGGCGCAGCGCATCCTCTCGGCCGGGCTGATGGCTGGCATGACCTCGCCGGCGCGGCCCTGGTTCCGCTACACCACCGGCGACAGCGATCTCGACGAGAATCACGGCGTCAAGGAGTGGCTGTCGGCCTGCCAGCGCCTGAGCCTGCGCGTGTTCGCCAAGGGCAACCACTACCGCGCGCTGCACTCGATCTACGACGAGCTCGGGGTATTCGGCACTGCCGCTAACCTCATCGTGCCGCACTTCGAGCGGGTCCAGCACAACCACACCTTCACCTGCGGCGAATATGCGATCGCGACCGACTTCGAGGGCATGGTCAATGCCTTTTATCGCGAGGTCGATATCCGTGTCGGCGCATTGGTCGTCGAGTTCGGCCGCGAGAACTGCACGCCGACCGTGCGCTCGCTGTTTGATCGCGGGATGCTCGACCAGTGGGTGACGATCATTCATGGCATCGAGCCCCGCGCCGAGCGCGACTACGATTCCCCTGACGGCAAGAACATGCCGTTCAAGTCCTGCTATTTCGAGAAGGGCGCCAACCCCGGTAAATACCTGCGCGAAAGCGGGTTCAAGCGCTTCAGGCTGGTTGCTCCGCGCTGGCACGCCACCGGCGGCGACATCTACGGCAGCTCGCCCGGTATGGAAGCGCTCGGCGACATCAAACAGCTTCAGCACGAGCAGCTGCGCAAGGGCCAGGCGATCGACTTTCAGACTAAGCCGCCCATCGGCCTGCCGACGGTGGCTGACGGCAAGCAGGTGGATCTACTGCCGGGCGGCGTGACCTTCTTCAACTCGGCCGAGCCATCGACCGCTTCGCGCCAGATGTTCGAGGCCCGGCTCGATTTGGGTGCGCTGCGCGAGGACATCGTGGACGTTCGCCAGCGCATCAACGCCGCCTTCTTCGCTGACCTGTTCCTGATGCTGTCGCAGATGGAGCCGACGACCATGACGGCGACCGAGATCGCCGAGCGGCACGAGGAGAAGATGCTGGTGCTTGGCCCGGTGCTCGAGCAGCTGCATTTCGAGCTTCTGAGTCCGATGGTCGAGATGTGCTTCTCGGACCTGCTCGAAGCCGGCGCGATCCCACCCCCACCGCCCGAGATGCAGGGAATGCCGCTGAACGTCGAGTTCGTATCGGTGCTGGCCCAGGCTCAGCGCGCGATCGGCACTGCGGCGACCGACCGCTTCGTCGGCAATTTGGGCGTCGTGGCGCGCTTCGCGCCGCAGGTGCTCGACAAGTTCAACAGCGACAAGTGGGCTGACATCTATTCGGATCAGCTCGGCGTCGACCCTGAGCTGATCGTCGCCGACGAGCAGGTCGCGCTGATCCGCAAGCAGCGTGCCGACCAGCAACGCC